CAAAAGAAAAGGGCCCGAAGGCCCTAATCTTTCTCTACATTGGTAGCTCTTAGATAGTACCCAAATCGGATACGAAGACTTTACCGTAGAATTCTGGACGAATCATTTTCTTGGCGTAACGAGTCATCAAACCTTTTCTTGGTGTAAAGGTATTTGGATCGTACACAAGTGGTGTCATCATTAATGGGATATACGGAGCGTACACAGCACCTGTTTCCAAGAACTGGGAACCTCTAAAGCCCATCAACATGACGTTCTCAGTCATATAAGGGTTCTTATAGACTCTGAATCTGGAATTCAAAGAGCCTACTTTCTGGACACCCATTGCGAAGTCCATCTTATCACCGTTGGTTTCGGCAGCGTATCCAGGAATAGATTCTAAGATAGTTGCTACGGAAGGAGAACATACGATGAAGTTAGCACCGCCTCTCAAGGTTTTCTGATGGATTTTGTTAGATACTTTCTGGATCTTAGTTCCTAAAGTTTGGAACCATTGACCTTGTGTGTTGTAATAGCCTGGGCTATTAACTACCCAAAGATTACTGTTGGTATCCCATACTTTGTTACTTACGGCAGACCATTTCTCAGTAGTTCTCGCATCGGAGATTAACATGTCCAGTATCTCGAGGTCAATCTCAGCAGAGATGTATTCAGACAAGGTAGATGTTAATTCTGCTTCAGCGTCAAGAGCGTGGTATGCGTTCAAGTCTTGAGCGAATTCAGGAGTCCATTGTGCTTTCAACTTACGAGTCTTAGCAACGATAGCCTGTGATTTCAACTCTACGTTAACCTCTGGAATAGAGATCGAACCGGCTGGGTTATCTTCGAAGTCACCTCTTGAGTTGTCTAAAGGCTGTACGGAGTAAACTACAGATCCGGAAATAGCTGATCCAGTTGTTAATGTAGGTCTTGCAATTACAAACTGGAGTGTACCGCCTGAGATCTTAGTATATTCGGGGTAGATACTTACGCGGTTTGCAGTAGTTGGCGGCAGAACCGGAATCGTAATTAATATCTGCAATAGTCAACGAGCCTGTAGTGGCACCGCTGCTAGCACCGATACTTGCAGATAATTCGTTGATAGAATATCCGTAAGATCCAGCACCATATAAACCTCCGTTGGCGTCGGTGTCTAAGGTGTCGAGGGTACCGTACATTGAGTTACCAGCTGCGAAGGGGGATACGTTAGTTCCGTACTTGAAATCTAAATAGAATACAAGGCCGGAGGGTAAATTCATAGGCTGTACGCTTACGAATTCTTTAGTAGATAATTGAGCAAATACCTTTCTTACGAGTGGTAATGCAACACCTGCCCATTGTTCGGCAGAGAAGCTGTTACTTCCTAAAGCAGCAGTACCGGTTGAGGATTGCTCGGCAATAATGCCTTTTGCTTGATTCTCAAGAATCATAGCCATGTTGTTTCTGTCGACAGACGACTCGAGGCCTTCTAACAAGCCTGATCTTTGCCACTTAGAGGCAAGTCTGCCGGCTTCTTCTTGGAGATTTTTCCAAGGATTTGCGGTTTCTAAAAGTTGGTTTAACATAGTGTGTAAAATTAAAATTTAAAAGGTGGATTAAATAGGTTTTTTGATTCCAGCTAAAATCTGGAGTCTGTTAACTACTTCGGAAGAGATGACATCGGTACTTTCGGTAATCACTTTCTTAGGTGCAAGTAGAGGAGCTTAGCATTTAAAAGATTGATTTCTGTAAGATCCTGTTTCAGGGATTTGATAGTGTTAAGAGCTTCGGTGAGTTGTCGATCCTTATTAGATGCTTTTTCAGATTCTTTTCTAAACTGAGTTAATTCAGAAAGAATGTCATCTATGTTAGGCTCGTGGTCTTCCGACTCTCCTTCCTCGAGCTCTGCTAAAAGTTCTTCTAAAGAAATTTCTTCCTCTGAAGAAGCTTCAGCATCCATCATATCACCCATATCGTTCATGTCGCCCATGTCGTTCATATCTGATCCTAGATCAGCTTCTTCGCCGGCGAGTTCTTTTTGAACAATACTAGTGATGATTTGCTCCAACTTATCCATGGTAAGGTCTTCAGGTAAATCGACTTCCTCTTCCTCTTCAGAAGCATCTTCCGATTCTTTTTCCTCAGGCTCCTCTTTTTCTTTTTCCTCAGGCTCTTCATCTTCTTTTTCAGACTTCTTGCCTTCGTTCTTTTTCATTGCATCCTTTTCTTCTGACTTTTCTTTCGCTACTTCTTCCAAATCGACAAACTCTTCTTCTTCTAGCTCCATCTCGTTCAATTTACTTACGAGCAGTTCTTTCAGGCGAGGAGTGATCGTTTCTTCTAAAGCTGCTTTAGCATTGGCGATTGCAGCCTCTCGAACTGCTTTAGCTTCAGCAATAGCCTCCTTAAAAAGGTTTGAATCATTTTTCATAATTAAAAATTTAAGGGATTTGTACGTTTATTGAAAACGTAATATAATTAATAAAAAAATACCGTATAGACGATATATTGCATTAATATATATCTAAATAAAAAGTAAAAAAAGATTTAATATATATTTAGCGAAGTAAACATTTATTTGCTGTTAAGCAAAGAAGTTCTCCGACTAAATCATGAGCTCTAGCATACCTGTTAACAGGCTCTACACCTTCGTTTAATTTTACCGGTTTCATAAAAGCCCCTTTTGTTGAAGGATTTGAAACGAAGTCCCAACATACTAGTTCGAAATCGTCTTGAACTTTTAAATACCCTTCATTTGTTTCTTTCACCGTACCAGTTCCTCTAGAAGAAATCCCAATAGTATGACCTCCTTTTAGTATCTCCTTAACAATATTACCGGAAGGTGTGTTTAGTAATTCTAATCTACCTAGCAAGTCATTCCCGTTCCACCATAAGGCTTTAACTACGTGTGAAGCATTTTTAAGATTCACAACGGGGGAATCCGGGTGGTCTAATTCACCGTATGCATTTCCAATTTCAACAAAATTTTTAACATACTTATCCACCTCTCTAGAAAGGACTTCTAATTCGTAAACTCTTCCATTATGGTTCTTATCACCAGCTCTTTGAACTACTCCTTCGACCTCGAAAATTCCGGGTTTCGTGGTAGACTCAATAAGTAAGCCTTTAAACGGAATATACTCTGTAATTACCGAATTCATTTGTCTTCAATTATTTTTTTAATCAAGTTGGTGAAAGATTCCTTTAAGTTAAGCTTCTTCATACCGTTAGCTGTATCTACTAAGCTAGTTTCGCTCTTAGTTACTTGTGCTGGTAGGTCTGTTCTTTTAGTTTGATTTTCTGGAGAGGTGTAGTAATTCCTATTCTTTTTTAAATTTTTCAAAGCAGTAGCTCTCGCTTTATTGTACTGTTCTTCAGTAGGGCGCTGTCCGGGAAGTAATCCCCCTTCTTCCAACTCAACTCTAATACCTAAGTCGATTTCGTATAGCGAATAATTATCTTCCGGTAAAAACATCTCTGCAGTGTAATTCATCTTAGGAGTTTCAGGTTTTTTACTTTCGGTCAAAATCCCTTTATTTCTAAGTATCTTAACTACATCTTCAAAAGTGTTAGCTGGTGAGATAAAATCAGGGAAAGTATTTTTTGCATCTCTTACAAAATTAACTTTGTCAAATCTCCCTTCTGCTACCGCAGTATATTTTTCTTGTAAAGTCTTCATAATTTTAAATTTTGCCTTCTTGGTAATACCTGATTACATCCATAGCTTTACTTTTAAACTTAGGGGGTTTTTTAAACCCGTACTTTTTTAAAATCTTAGCTCCAGGTGCATTGTAACTATCCTTACCGGGCGGGGTAAAAGCGTACTTAGTTAGGTACCCCGATACTGCCCCGGTTGCAGATTGCTCAGTTATAGCTTTTATTACAAGCTCCCTAATCAACTTTCTAGATACTTTATTTGGCACGTTTCAATTCTTGTATTAGTTCATAATAGTTCATTAAAGCAACAAGGTGATTGTCATCGATCTTTTCATTGTTCTTTATCTCAACTATGTAATTTAAAAGCTCATTAAGCTTAATCTTTAGTATTTCATCCTCTACGGTATCTTTTAATTTTTCTAAGTTCTCCCGTACAGTTTTAATATGCTCGTTAACAAAATTTTTTAACTTTTTTGTGGATGAAACAGACGTTACAAACTCTTTCAATATAGATTTCTGTTCCGGTAGAAGGTTTTTATATTTTGTATTAAATTTTTCTAGTAATATTCTATAGGTCAATAATCTAAGGTCGTCATCGTACTTGGAATACTCTTCGATCAAACTCTCTCTTGAGTCTTGCTCTGTTGGTAAAGTTTGAGTCATGTGCTCTAATAGAGTAGTTTTATTACTGATGATAATATCTGGATCGATAAGTTCAGCACTATTATGAGCTTCTATCAAAGTATATACTGCTGCTAATACCTTGTACTCTGGTATTTTAATTGTAAAAAATTCATCAAGGTCGTAACTAGCTTTGATTTCCTTAATTAGGTCGTACTTAAGCTTAAGCAGCCTTTCCTTATTAAGCTTTCTCGAGATTTCTAAGACTGTAGAAACTATAGCATTAGCCTTATTAGTGTGTACGTTTACACTTTCCGCTATAGCTTGGTATAGTTTATTTTCCTTAGATAATATAGACCCTGGGTGAAAGTATTTCTTGATAAGGGTTGAAGATGTAGAGTCTTTACCTTCAAGCACATCAGCAGTTAACTGCTTAACCAATAGGTTAAAGAGCAGTCCTGTATTCCTATACTTTGAATGTTTAATTTTATTCATTGGACAGTGTTCCTTTATAAATATACGTTAATTTCTATAAATCTTTGATATTACCTTCGTCCAATAAATCACTTGTACCTTCAAAAAGTTTTATCTTTTTTGGCTTAAAAATATCTTTATTTTTGTGGAACACTGCTTTAGTCTTCTGTCCTTCGTTTACATTTTCATTATCCGAAGGATACCCTCCTTTCATTCCGTGTACCCCTAGTCTATCTCTTCCCCCAAGCGGGTCATCTTGTGTACCGTACATGGATACATGCTTTACCGGCCTTCCTCTAGGTACTTCTCGTTCGTTATAGCCTGGCGGTAGATCTTGCTTATCGTCTCTATCTGCTCTGTAAATCGTAGCTAAGTCATGAGGCGTACCGTAAGTTTCTCCAGTCTGTGCGGGGTCGTTTCCTTCGTTTTCAATTTGAGTTAACCTAAACGCTCTCTTAGCATCCTCTCTTATTAAATCCCTCATCTCAATGTATTGATCTTCGGAGAATTTTAAGATGTTTTCGTAAATCCAATCACTAGAAATAAGCTTTGTTTCCAGTAAAGCATTAATAAGGTTTACCTTCTCTGTCATTAAGGCTATCTTCTCTTGCTCGTAAATTATAGAAGGTGTGGATAGGTTTAATTCAAAATTAGTTAAACTCTCTCCTGTGTACCCTTGAGCGTAGAGGTGTACTAGTGCTATCTTAGTTAACTCGCTTTCTACTATTCTTTGTATGCGTTCAACAGTTCTTGCAAACCTAATGTCTTCCGCTGCTAATGTTGCTTTACCCTGTAATTCACCTTCGTACCCAAAATATGCCTTAGGTATTTTTAAAGCTGCAAATAATTTATTTCTCAAGTATTCGACATCCCCGGTACCGTCGTAATTCAACCCAGGGAGTGTCTCGATCTTTGTTGTCGTATCGTTACCGCGAATGGGTATGTAAAAGTCCTCTAACATGTTTTGCATGTTATACCTCATGTTATATTGACCGGTTTGCTGGTCGATATACGGAGTTTTTTTCATAGAGTTGATAGTCTTTTGCATAAACTGTTCAACTTCATTCGCAGGAATAGATCCTACATTCACGTAAAAAATTCTCTTCTCCGGAGCTCTCGCTATCCTATGTAGTAACATAGCGTCCTCCATTAGCGTCATTTGCTTAAAAATCTTCCTTCCTGGTTCGATATAAGATCTACCGTAAGGTAAGAAGTTAGCGTCAGTTAGTAATCTAAAATGAGCTACTTCGTAGTTATCTAATTGTATGGCATTCTTCTGAGTTTGAGGCATATAGCCCGGATCTAACGTAGCCATAAGTCCATCTAAGTCTAATATAAACTCTACTTTCGCAGGGTTCTCTTTATCAGATCCTTCAAACCTCGACATGTTATAGACTGAATAAGGTAGTACATTGTATACTCCAAATTTTTCAGAGATTTCTAATTTTAAAAAAAAGTCACCGTACTTACACATCTGACGTACCCAGGTCCACAAGTTAAATTCAATGTTAAGAATATCGTAAAAAAGATTCTCTAGTATTTTTTTAATATTCTCATCAGAAGTGTTCACTGTTATCAACTTTCCTTGCTCGTTTTTCAAAGTTGCTTCATCAGCAATAATATCTAAAGCAGAAGCTATAATCGGATCCGTATCCATAGATTCGTAATCAGAGTATAGTTGCTGTCGTAAGGTTTGGTAGTTTAAGTTCGGATTGTATATGTTTAAATTCCTGTTTACATACAACCTTGTGTACCTATCCATTAAGGAGTTAGTTCGGTATTTACCTGTAGCTTGAATGTGATTAGTATCAGCTACTTTAATACTCGTTCCTCCTACGTTTCTGATTATTATATCGGTCGAAAAGAGACGTCTTAGTCTACCGAATACGCTAGTATCTGCCATAAGTTAAAAAAGCCAGTTTAAGTTTTCTACTTCTCCTCTATTGTTCATCATTTGAAAATGAGCATTAGGCGGTGGGGTGTTGTTATAAATATGTCTCCTGTCGTTAAGATTAGTAATTGTGTTCAACTGCGCTCTGGTTAGTTCCATACCTTGCTGTTTTATCCTGATAGCAGTATCCCTGACAAACATCGCAATACAGTAAGTTATTACTAGGTCGTCGTTATATCCGGTCTGTGCTTGAGGTTTCCCATTCCTCCATACAAATACCCGTAATTCCTCTAATAATCTCTTTGACCTGATGA